TAAGATTAACCGAAGAGATTTTCGGAGTATTGGTTCAATATACTATTGAAGATGAGAAGATGGTATCTGAATGGGTAAAGGAAGGACTTACCGAGGATAGAGCTGCTGCTAGACTTAAGGAAATACTAACCTGGAGGAAAGAGAATAGAAAGGATTGTCCGAAAAGGATTATATTCTACAAGGATGTATTTGTAAGGAAACCCAAGCCGGCAAACGATAAGGAGAAGATCCAAGCTATACTTAAGAAAGTAGTAAGGAGTACAAGAATAAGGTAGTTTATAAATCGTAAACGAACCTTTACTTTTTATAAATACCCACACCCCAAGCATTATCTCTTATACGCAGAATAAAAAGCGAACATCTGCGTACAAAATGCGTACATGTTCCCCCCTAGGGCGTCAAACATATATGGGGGGTAACTCACAATTTTTTTGCAATTATTTTACAAATCGTTTAATATGTTCACATAACTTTCTCTAGGTTAAAACTATAGTGAGTTAGTTATTTTTAGTTATATAAGTGGGGTAGGCTTTCTCATCCTAGGCTAGTCAAAGCAGCCCCACTAAAAATAGGAAACACAGGAAAGGAAATATATGAGTGGACCTACACATAGTAATCGTAACTACAAAGTTATGAAAGGATACAGCTTACCAGAGGGTGAGTATATCATTGAGGAATGGAATGCATCTAATTGGAATAAAGATACTCAAGAAAGAGAACCAGTGCCAGGTGCAAAAGATATTAAGATCTATAAGAAAGATCCTTCAAAGGAATATAACAAAGGAGATCTTGTAGCTTTCTTTAGAGTGTTTGAGAACAAGAGTGATCCTCAAATACCTCTTCACCAAAAACCAGCAAGTGAAGGAATATCGGATGACCCAATCCCTTTCTAAATCAAAAATACATCACAAATCAAATCTACATTTTAGAAATGATGAAGTTATGAAATGGGTTAGAACTCCCAAAGAGATTTGGGCAGATCTTTCTCAAGAGTTTAACTTTACTGTTGATTGTTGTGCATCTCACCAAAACCATCTTTTACCAAAGTATTATACCAAAGAGGATAACAGCTTGACTAAAGATTGGACTGGTGAGGTTGCGTATATACATCCTATGTTTGATAATGACATACCTAGGTTTGTAAAGAAGGCAGCGGAAACAAAAAACTTTACAGGGGTATTCTTGTTACCCGCTTCTACTCATGCTAAATACTTTCATGATTACATGTATAAGAAAGATAATGTTGAGATTAGATTTCTTAAGAAACCAAAAGATGGATTTAGGTTTGGCCATGATGATGGATCTGATGATCAGAATAAGGTTGGATACATCAAAGGTCTAATGGTGGTGATATTTAGGAATGAGTAATACTAATAAAAAACGAATAGTAAAACCTCCTTTGGATAGGTTCGGTGGTGTCCGAGTAGTTCAGAGGAGGATACAAAAATCTCAAATCATAGAACATAACAAGGAGAGTGTAGCTAAAGAACTTGTTGATATAGGTAAGACTAATATTGCCGATATTATGGAGTGGGATGAAAAAGGTAATGTTACAATAAAAGATACAAAAAACATATCCGAGGCAGCATTAAAGTCTATAAAAAAAATTAAAGTAACTCCGACAAAACTAGGACCCCAGTTAGAGGTAGAACTTCATGATAAGGTAGCAGTGCTGCGAGTGTTAGCAAAAGCTGCTGGATTATTAGAACAACATGAAGATATGGAAAGACCATCAGTTGTTGGTATTGTTATGCAAGGACCAGATGCAAAACCAATAATTGATATTGAGGAGGATGATGGCAAGAGTAAAGTTTGATGTAAACAAACTCCCACATGAAAGGATCCCAAAGAAAACAAGTATATCAAAAAGAAAAAAACCCAAGTTCTCCAGTATGAATAAGCATAAGAAAAGATCTTGGAAAAAAAGAAACCGAGGTGGTAGGTGAGATCTCTTATAGAAAGCATCATTGATGTTGGATCTGGTTTAATTATCGCAACATTGTTACAGCTCTATGTATTTCCATTCTTTGGAATGTATCCGACAGTTTGGGAAAGTTTTAACATAGCAGTAATCTTTATGTGTGTATCAATATTTAGATCTTGGTTATGGAGATTATTCTTTAGGAGGTACAAATGAAACTAAAACATTTAGATCTGTTTAGTGGTATCGGTGGATTTAGTCTAGGACTAGAGGAAGCTGGATTAGTAGAGACAATAGCATTTTGTGATTATGAACCTTATTGTCAAAAGATCTTAAAAAAACATTGGCCAAAAGTTCCAATATATAATAACATAAAGGAGTTAAACTATGAAACACTTAAACAAGATGGGATCAAAGACATTGACATCATCACAGGGGGATACCCATGCCAACCATTCTCGGTTGCTGGAAAACAAAGAGCTGAAAAAGATCCGAGACATCTCTGGCCAGAAATGTTTAGACTTATCAAAGAATGTCGGCCAACTTGGGTCATTGGAGAAAATGTTAGTGGCCACATTAAACTCGGTCTTGATACAGTTATCTCGGACTTGGAAAGTGAAGGCTACTCAACAAGGACATTTAATATTCCAGCTAGCGGTGTCGGTGCCCTCCACCAAAGACAACGAATATGGATTATTTCCCACACCAACGAACATGGATCACATCAAGAGAAAAGGGATGAGACCGAGCAGAGCAGCGACTGGGAGAAAGACAGGGTATCTATCAGAAATGGTAACGATGTATCCTACTCCGACAAACAACGAACACAAATACAGATTGAAGGGAAACACTCAAGCATCCAAATGCCTAGAGGCACTAGCGAGAAAGGGAGAGTTACAACAACTACCGACCCCAACTGCAAAGATGTACACCAACAGCAAGGCAACATACGATCCAGCAGCAACAAGTTTATCAAGGAGGACTTTGGAGGTTTACGCAAGGACATATCCTCAACCGAAGATGTGGCACACACCAACAGCGAGGGAACACAAAAACTCGGGCAACATAACGAAATGGGATCCAGAGTATTTGAAAACTCATCCAAGTCTTACACATCAAGCAATAAAATCGGAAAAGAAAATTGGTGGGGCTTTGAACCCAGAGTGGGTAGAGTGGTTGATGGGATACCCGATAGGGTGGACAGAATAAAATGTTTAGGAAATAGTGTAGTGCCTCAAATACCATATCTTATAGGTTTGAGTATCTTACAAGCTATAAACAAATAAATGGATTTAATTATTCTCTACGATGGTTTATATAGTTTAGTACCAGTTACAAAAGAAATGTTACAAAGTATTACACTATTAACAGCAGTAGATTGCTTTGAGCTGTGTGATATTTTAAGATTAAAATTGACAACTTATCATGATGCTCCCATAAATAGACATGTGATGAATGATGGTAGTGGTGATCTTTATGGATGTATATGTAAATGAGTGATGCAATAACAAATCTAAAATTAGACTTTTCTAGTTCACCTACATTGTGGAAGTTCTTACAAGACAAATCATTTGTAAGAGGTGTGATGGGACCGGTAGGTAGTGGTAAATCATATTCATGTGCAGCGGAGATTATGTTGAAAGCTGTACAACAAGTTACATCACCAAGAGATGGGATCAAGTATAGTAGGTTTGTTGTTGTAAGAAACTCATATCCAGAGTTAAGAACTACTACAATCAAAACATGGCAAGAGTTATTTCCAGAAAACATTTGGGGTCCTTTCAGATGGTCTCCACCTTTGACACATCATATCAAACTACCATCAAGAGATAATGCTCCAGGTATTGATTGTGAGGTTATCTTTCTAGCTCTTGATCAACCCAAAGATGTTAGAAAACTTTTATCTATGGAACTTACTGGTGCGTGGGTGAATGAGGCAAGAGAGTTACCTAAAGCTGTAATAGATGGTTTGACACACAGGGTAGGTAGATACCCAACTTTATCTGATGGTGGTGCGAAACCATGGAGAGGTATCATTATGGATACTAACCCAATGGATGATGATCATTGGTGGTATAGATTAAGTGAGAAAGAAAAGATGAAAGGTAAATACAAATGGACTTTCTTTAAACAACCAGGAGCAGTTGTAGAATATACAAAAGAAGATTTACCAGAAAATCCAGAGGCTAATGGTTTTGTTATGTCAGCAAAGAAATGGTGGATGACAAATCCTAAATGTGAAAATAAAAAAAATCTTCCTACTGGTTACTATGAACAAACACTACTAGGTAAAAATTTAGATTGGATAAGATGTTATGCTCAAGGACTATATACTTATGTTCAAGAGGGTAAACCAGTTATGTCAGAGTATGATGACACACTTATGGCAGCAGATTTTTTAGAACCCGATATATCTTTACCTATACAAGTTGGTGTGGACTTTGGTTTAACTCCAGCAGCAATCTTTGGACAAAGAACTAAAAAAGGAACTTGGAATATTCTACATGAGTTAGTTACCTTTGATATGGGATTAGAAAGATTTGGTGAAATGTTAAAAACAGAATTAGCAAGTAAGTTTCCAAAGTTTGATGTGTTAGTACATGGAGACCCAGCTGGTATGAAAAGAGATGAGATCTATGAAGTTACAGCTTTTGATCATTTAAGATCTATTGGACTAACTGCTAGACCAACTGCATCAAATGATTTTAGAGTTCGTAGAGAAGCTGGAGCTATGCCTATGAATAGATTGATAGATGGTAAACCAGGTTTGCTTGTAGATAAAAGATGTCAAAGATTAAGGAAAGCATTATCGGGTGGTTATCATTTTAAAAGAGTACAGATCTCTGGTGGTGAAAGATATAGAGATGCTCCAAACAAGAATGAACACTCGCATGTCGGTGATGCGTTTATGTATTTATTACTTGGTGGTGGAGAACATAAAAGATTAACAAGAGGTAACAATAATAAATTTAAGCAATCAGTTGCTAGTACAGAATTTGATATATTTGCATGAGTGTAGGTTATGGATTTGGAATGTTGTTTGTAGGTATTGGTGCAATACTTGTCGCTGCTATAATAGCATATTTTATTATCAATAGAGATCAAGATGAGCAGTAAATCTAAAATCAAAGGTTCAAGAGTAGAAAGAAAGATTGTCAAACTATTTGAAGATCTAGGTATAAAGGCAAGGAGACAACCCATGTCGGGTGCTTTACAAGACTTTCCTTATGATGTTAAGGTAGATCTTTTGGGTGGTATGCATTGTGAGGTCAAGGCTAGAAAAGGTGGCAAAGGTTTTGCAACAATAAAAAGATGGAAAGGTAATGCAGATCTTTTAATTATGGTAGAAGATTTTGCAGAGCCGGGAGTTTACATAGATTGGAGTTTATGGAAAAGGATAGCAAAGATATTAAAAGAGAATGGTTAGTTAGAGTTTGGAAAAGAGGAGAGATGGAACTCAAGAAAGAGTTTACTATTTTTACATCAGAGAAAAGGATGGAGAGATTTGTTATACCAAAAAAGTATAGAGCCACTTATGAGAATACAAACACTTGAAAGTATATTTAAGGCAGATGGAAAGGACATGATTGTTCTACCATTCAAATCATATCTTCTTAACTTGATGGACTTATACCAAGAGGATAGAGATCATATTGATCAGATCCCTGGTTATCTTAATTATTTAGATGCATGTACTAAACAGGGTTATGGATATACTGTATTAGACAAAGGAAAACCAATAGTTTGCTTTGGTATTGTACCTCAATGGCCAGGTGTTGCAGAGTTATGGTTGATACCAGATAAAAACCTTATTCAAAAATGGAAACTAAAATTTCATAAGGGATCATTAAAATTTATGGAATTAGCAGCGGATGAACTAAATCTGCATAGATTACATGTAACAGTTAGTGCTAACAATGTTCGTAGTGTCAAATGGATAGAACATATATATTTTAAGAGAGAAGGTGTATTAAAAAAATATTCCTTCAATAAAAAGGACATGATAATGTATAGTAGGTTATT